ACACCCTAATTATAAAGATATGGTTGAAATATACCATAGATTACCAGTTTCAAATAATATTAGACATAATTTAACAATTGAATAATGATTGAGTGTAAAAATCTAACAAACGGTTTTAGAATAGCAACATCTGGGGGCTATTTTGCGTGTTGTCACACGTTTAATAACCCATTTAAAGATGAAAATGGTGATGAAATGTTAGCTAGCACACATTCAATTGAAGAAGGGTTAAAAAGCCCAACTAGAATGAAAATGTTAGATGATTTTAAAAATGATATTAGGCATCCGGCTTGTGTTGTTTGTTGGTCAGCAGAAGATGCTGGATTTGTTAGCAAACGAGAAAGAGATAATGAAACATATAAGACTACTCTTGAATTATATCCAGAAAGAAAAGATTCTGATTTATTTTTTTTAGAATTAAATCTTGGTAACACATGTAATCTCGCATGTAGAATATGTCATATATCTGCATCATCAAAATGGAAAGACTTTCATCATGTAACAGAAACCGATGTGACCGAAGAAAGATTAGACTATTATGTAGATAAATATTCAAAAGCATTTAGAGACAATAGTATTGTTTGGGCTGAATTAATGAGCATACTTCCTGAAGTTAGAAGTTTAGACATATATGGTGGTGAACCAATGTTGATGAAAAAGCAATGGGAGATTTTAGAAATGTCCGTTAAGTTAGGATTTTCTAAAACACAACAAATGAGTTTTAATACAAACGGCACAATTATAAATGAGAAATATATTGATATTTTAAGCTCATTTGAACAGTGTAGAATTGGTTTTAGTATTGATGGTGTTGGTAAAAGATTCAACTATTTAAGACATTTTGGTAAATGGGATGTGGTTAGTGAAAATATTAATATTTGGCAAAATAAAGTTAAATTAATTCCAGACCATAAAATAATCTTTGAGGTGTGTTGTACTATATCAATGCTAAATGTTCTTTATGTTTTTGAGATGGTTGATTTTGTTATTGAGAATCATTTAAAATTAATGATAGCTTTTGTTTACAACCCTAGACATTTACACATTGGGTATATGCCAGAGAAGTGTAAAAAACTTATTTTAGAAAAACTTGAATCCGAATATAATCTTAGGATTTTACAAATTAATGATGATACAACAATAGATGATTCTGAAAAACAATATAGATGGGATGTAATGAGGCAAGCACATAAAGTTATAAACACATTAAAATTACCTGTCGAGGGTACACAAGGCGATTGGCAAGAATTTAAGAGACAAACATTAGCATTAGACATTTTAAGGAATGAATCTTTTGCTGATACATTTGCGGATTTAGAAGAAATATATAATATTACAAAAACAACAAAATTAATATAAGATGTCAGAAAGACTATTAAAATTTAAAGAAGAAAAATTAGATTCAGTTAGCTGTAGCTTCTGTCCTGCCAAGTGGTATAACGCAACTATTGATTTAGGTAGTGGGTATAGTAGGTCATGTTTCCTACCATTACCTCACCCAATTGATTTGGAGGAAATTAAAACAAACCCATCGGCATTACATAATACTTCACATAAAAAGAAAATGAGAAGAATGATGTTATCAGGTATTAGACCAGCCGAATGTTCTTATTGTTGGAAGGTAGAAGATATTGGTAGAAATAACATATCAGATAGAGTATATAGAAGCATGGAATATAAACATGAAGATATTGACATGTTAAAAGATCTACCATGGGATGCTGATGTTAATTTAAGAACTGTTGAATTATCATTTGATAGAAGTTGTAATTTTGCTTGTTCATATTGTAATCCAAGTTATTCAACAACTTGGGGTAGAGATATTGACGAACATGGTCCATATCAAAAGTTTAAAACATTAACTGCCGGTGCATATCAACAAAATGGTTCATGGGCAGATCCTGAAAATAAATTTATTGGTGATAACCCATATGTTACAGCATTCCTAGAATGGTGGCCAGACTTATCAAAAGATTTACAAACATTAAGAATCACTGGCGGGGAACCATCAACGAGTCATAACTTTTGGAAATTCCTAGATAAAATTAAGGGCCAATCATATCCTAAGTTGAATCTATCAATAAATTCTAATTTAGGTGTTAAAGATGAATTGATCGATAAATTAATTAGAACAACACACGAATTAGATATTCAATCATATGATATCTATACAAGTTGTGAATCATATGGTGATCATGCTGAATATCTTAGAGATGGTTTGATTTATCCAAAATGGAGAGGTAATGTTGTTAGAATGATTGAAGAAGCGAACATTAGACAAATTGTAATCATGATGACTGTGACTGGTTTATCATTAATGTCTATTACTGAGTTCATGGATGATATGTTGGAGTTAAAGAAAAAGTATGGCCCTAATAAACCAACAATGGATCTTAACTTCTTAAGATGGCCAGGATTTATGTCACCATTAAATTTACCAGATAATATTAAGATTGAAGCTAAAAATAAAATTCAAGTTTGGTTAGATAAGAACAGAGATTCTGGTTTATTATTAGAACATGAGATAACACAAACTCAAAGAGTAATCGATTACATTGATGTTGTTGATCAAGGACACGCTAGAGCTGAGTTCGATAAAGATAAACACTTTCATGATTTCAAAAGTTTTTATCTACAATATGATATCAGAAGGAACAAAGACTTTAGAAAAACATTTCCAATGTTAGTTGATTGGTACGATTCTATTCAAATAGACAACTATATACCAGATGTTAAATTGTCTGGTGGTGGTATGGAAGGTTGGGAGCTTGGTGAATATAAACCAGACATCATGGCTAGAAATGAAGCCAGACAAAAAAATGATTTAAACTAAATGGAAAAAAATTATAATAAAGAAACCTTTTGTGTTGCTCCATGGATTGCATCGCATTTAAGTACATTTGGAAATGTTGTTCCTTGTTGTTTATATAAACAAGAACGAGTTTTCGGAGAACTTAAACAAGGTGTTCCATTAAATGAAATGTATAATTCTGATGTTGCAAAGGATATTAGAAAAAGATTGTGGAATGGCGAGAAGATAAATGAGTGTCAAATTTGCTGGTATAGAGAAGAGGTTTCAAAAGGGAAGAGCCAAGTTGATAGTTACAGATTTAATTTAAACAAACAGTTTGAAGATGAAATAGAAAACATTGTGGATAACACAAATGAAGATTTTTCATTAAAAATTATACAATTTAAACACTTAGATCTACGTTTTGATAATAAATGTAATTTAAAATGTAGGATTTGTAATCCCGGTTTTTCATCATCATTATATAAAGAGTATAAAGCGTTAGGCTTCAATAATTTTAAAGATTATGGTCAACCATATAGTATGTCGGTTGATGATGATGAGTTTAATTTTATTTTAAGCCAATTAAAGCATGTTAAGTCATTATTTTTTGCTGGTGGCGAACCATTAACACAAGATAAACATTATCAAATATTACAATACTGCATAGACAATGACTATGCTAAAAATATAACAGTGTGGGTTACAACCAATTTCACAAAATTATATTATAAAGATTACAATATAATTGAGATGTGGAAGAAGTTCAAAGCTGTTGAGATAACAGCGAGTATAGATGGGTTTGAAGAGAGAGGTCAATATCTTAGAAGCGGGTCCAAATGGTCTGAAATAGTTGAGAATAGAAAAACACTTTTGAGAGAACTACCAGATACTTTTTTTGGAATTGTACCAACAATTAACATAATGAATAGCTATACCATAATTGATTTATATAAAAATTGGATAGAAAATGGCTACTTACTTCCTGGTAAAATTCATATTAATTTATTGACACATCCAGAACACCTTCAGATAAAAATGCTACCTGAAAGACATAAAGAGGTTCTTAGAATATTGTATAATAACCTTATAATTTGGATAAAAAATAACATAGCGGATAACAGTGAAGCACAACGAGATATAGGACAATTTGAATTTGTAATAGACTTGTTAAATCAAGAAAGAGACGAAGAAATGTTCCAAAAGTTTTTAAAAATGACAGACATGGTTGACACATTCAGAGGTGATGATTTCTTTTCTGTGTTTACTGAGTTTAGAGATTTTATCGATCCAAATGTTATCATTGAATTACCAAAAGATGATAATGTAAAATTATTGTAATGAATACCATCTCAGAGAAATTTTGTTATTTACCCTTTGGTTCAATTTATGTTGGGGCATCTGGCACACTATCACCTTGTTGTGTGGCTTCTCCATTTAAAGAGAATATTCATTTCAAGGATTTCAATTCTGTTGATGAAGCAATTAATAGTGAACCATATAAACGCATTAGAAAAGAGATGTTATCTAATATTGCACCATCTGAATGTGCGGAATGTTTTGTTTATAAAAATAGACACAAAGAGCATAGTAACATTGAGTTTAGAGAAGAAATAGCGGACCCATCACTATATAATGAAGACTATAGTGTAAACAAAATTGTTTACACAGATTTGAGACTTTCTAATCATTGTAACTTTAAATGTAGAATGTGTTTTCATGGGTCATCATCAACCTGGTTTGAGTATTGGGGTTATGTTCAAAATCAACCAGAATATGATACCATCAATACCAAGTACTTAACAGCAGGTGACGACGCTCTTGATAAGTTCTCAGAAGAAAATATTGATTCTATTCGTAAAGTTTATTTAGCTGGTGGTGAACCATTTATAACACCAACAACATTTACCTTGTTAGATAGATTCAGTGACGAACAGGCTAAAAATGTTTATATATTAATTAATACAAACTTATCCACACTAACATACAAAGGTATTGACATACTTGATAAACTTAAACGTTTTAAAACTGTAGACATCTCTTGTTCATGTGATGGGTATGGTAAAATTGGTGAATATCAAAGACCAGGATTTAATTCTGAAAAATTCTTTAAAAATCTGGAAACGCTAATTAAGTTTAAAGAAACCAACGACAATTTCAAAGTTTCTATTGATTATACTATTTCAACAATAAACATGTACCATTCTTTTGATTTCATAAAGTTTGTTGAAGAAAATTACCTCCATTCAGATCACATTAGGTTTCATACCGTGACTCAACCTTTTTATTTTGCACCTGGAATTTGTAAGGGTGACATGAAACAAGCGTTAATAGAACTTTATGAAAACAACATAAACAATTTAACATCACTTTGTAGATATACGTTGATTGAATTTGTTAAATATTTAAGAAACACTGAGGATGAGGAAGTTTATAGCCACCTATTAGATAAGAAGAAATATGTTACTATTTCACTACCGGAAACCTTAAGGAGATTTGACGAAATTAATAAAACCGATTATAAGGAAATATGCCCATGGTTAGGTGATATTTTTATTGATTAAAAATTGACTTTTCAACTTATTTTAGGTATATTATCATTATGATATACTGGTTAACAGGACAACCCGGAGCAGGTAAAACAACCCTAGCAAAATACTTGGTGGAATATTTCCCTCAAAACGAGGTTACTCACATTGATGGGGATGATCTAAGAGACATCTTTAAGAATAAAGACTATTCCATTACAGGAAGAAGATTAAATATTCAAAGAGCACAATACATTGCGCAATTCATGCATAGTAAAGGACACAATGTTATTGTATCCCTAGTTTCACCGTATAGAGATCAAAGAGAGGCGTTTAAGTTCAGCACATCGGTTGTTGAGATTTATGTTCACACCACAGAAGATAGAGGTAGGAATCAATTCCACGTTGAGGAATATGAACCGCCATTAGAAAATTTTATAGATATAGACACAACAATAAAAAACGAAACAGATTCATATTATGAACTGTTAAAAAAATTATCATTATGAGTAAAAAATACGCAATGTATGTTGGTAGATGGCAAAATTGGCATAAGGGTCACGAATGGCTTATTAACCAACAATTAGATAAAGGAAAAGATGTGTGGGTTGCAATTAGGAACGTGCCAACGGATGAAAATAACCCTAAGACCGCACAGCAAGTCATGATGGATCTTAGTGAAGAACCTTTCTTTAGAGAAAATTCACAAAGAATTAACATATCAATTATTCCTGATATTGAGAGCATTAATTATGGTAGAGGTGTTGGTTATGATGTAATATACCACGAACCGCCAGCTGAGATAGCAACGATTAGCGGAACAGCCATTAGAACCGGTCACATGACACCTGATGGTGAGATTAAATATGATCAAACAAAAGGATAATGATAGTTGAACGTAAAAGACATATTGCGAAAACCATATCCTATCGAGTTATTAGTACCTTAATTGGGTTTGTGATAATGTGGTGGATAAGTGGGTCAATCAAGGTTGGTGCCGCTTTTGGTGTAGCAGAGTTAGTATATAAACCGATTCAATATTATATTCACGAAAGAGTGTGGTATAGATGGATTAAATATGGATTAAAAAAATAAAAATATTTTATAAATGAAGGGAACAGAAAAAGTAACAATATCTGACGATGCGATTAGAATTACAAATTTAAAAAAAGATTGGGTAATGCATAAAGGAGAAAAATCCCTAATGTCTAAATTGGCGGAGATCGTAACAAAAAACGGTGGAGACATACTTGAAATCGGGTTTGGTATGCATTTATCAGCCGACGCTGTTCAATCCAATCTAAATGTAACATCGCATACAATAATTGAAATTCATCCTGAGATGTATAAAAACGCATTACTATGGGCAGAAAATAAACCAAACGTGAAAATAATTTTAGGCGATTGGGTTGACATCCTACCAACACTACAATCAAAATTTGACGGTATTTTACATGACACACATAGGGACCCAAATATTTCTAAATTTTTAGATTACGTAAAACCAAATTGTGAAGAAGGGACTATAGTTGGTTTTTTTGATACTCCTGTTGATGATTATATATTTAACGCGGTTAGACATAAATTAACAGATGTAGAATATGAAACATTACCATATAAAAATGATTATTTTAGAAATGGTGAATTTGAGTTAAAATATACAACATTTAATGGAACCCATTTTTATAAAAAAATAGAGACTAAAGTTTTATTATGAAAAAAATATACTTTGACGAAACTACATTTATATGGAAAAAAAAATTAAATTTGGTAAAATACAAAACCTCACTTTTGGAAGAGGCAAATGACATAATAAAGTCTCAACCCATGTCTAAACAAGATGGGTTTGCTGTTATAGATTGGAGAGACAATATAAACTCATCAGGTGAGTTGCATGTAACAAATAAAATGGACGAAATTTCTCAAATAGGGATTGATGAGTGTAAAAAAATATATGAGGATGAAAAGATTCCTTTTAATAAAATTAACGTGGAAACATGGATAAATAGAATTAGACATAAAAATCCCGTACAAACGGAATTTTGGAGAAATGTCGATAGATACCACACTCACACGGATATTAATAAAAAAATAAAGTCATTTTACCCCAACTTTACCTTTGTTTATTACATTCAAATGCCTGATGTTATGAATGGTGATGACGGGGTTTTATATTTTAAAAATAAAAAGGGTGTTGAATATCGAGTTAAACCAGAGGAAGATGAGTTAATAATCATGAAAGGAGATATGCCCCATTCCCCTAACTATGCACCTAATTCGAGAGTAGATAGGATAGTTTTAGCGGGAAATGTTGGTCTAGAATTCGTTAAGAAGACCTCATCGATAATTTAAAATAAGGATATTTATATATAAACAATAAAAATAATGAAAGCAGTAATAATCGGTACGGATCTATTAAAAGATTCAAATGGAAATCTAAGAATAATTGAAACAAATACGAATGTTGATATACATAATAAAATTGTACCAAATTTAGATTGGGGCTCTTTTAATCAATTTTTGATAGATAATTCCATAAATAGCTTACATCTTATTGTAACTGAGGGAAATATGATTTATAGTGAAAAAGATGGTGCATTTAGTACGAATCTTAATGATGTTACTATTAAAGATAAAATGGAAGAAATTATAGGTGATTTAGGAGGTTCATTTACCTTTCATAAAGTGGCAAATAATTCAATAACGGTTCCATATATCGAGGATGGTGATAACACATTAATTATAAGAACATCATATGATACCACTGCGGTTGTGGATGAAGATTATACCAAGGATAAAGTTAATTTTCATAGATTGATTCAAAATAAACCATACTCACCAAACATATTTTATTCATCTAGTATTAATACCAATTTAAATATTGACCAATTAATTAATTTACATATTACAAATGGTGATACACCAAATTACATTGTTAAACCAAGATATCCTAATACAAATCTTGTTGCGTACCCAAAATTGTATAAAATCACATCACTTGAAAACTTACAATCATTAAAAGATTCATTAACTGAATCAGAATATATAGAAGAATATCATACTCATCCTGACAATATTGTAAATGAAAAAATGGGTGTAATTAGGAGTTTAGATATACTATATGGTGGAACACTTAGTTGCTTACATTTGGGGTCTTATATGATGACCGCACAAGTTAAACATAACGAATGGTCAACAGAATATGATTCAAATGGATTGATGTTACAATCATCTAGAGTGTTATGGTTGAGTAAATCCCCAAGTATACTTGGTAACGTTTACATTTTAGACAACGATACAAAAATATTAAATGGTGAAGGTAATTTAGTATTACCAAGTCAAATAATGGAGAATAGTACATTAAAAACATTATTACTTCCATGGGTACCCATTGACGATGAATTAATTGATGGTGTCCCTAATTTTATGCCTGGCGTTAATAGTGGTAATTTTACAGATGACCTTACAGGATTTACAATGTCATCAACAACTGTTGAAGAGATAAGTGGCATTCAAAAAGAATGTTTTATGATTAGAGTTACTTTAGAAAATGGTTTAATATATGAAGATTTACCTAGTAGTAACATGATTGTTGAAGAGTTTGACACACTCCTTACCACATATTCGTTGACAAATACATTTAGAATAGGTGATTCTATTGTGTTTTATGATTATATTAATGATACATTAACTAAATCTAAAATAACAAATTTAGAGATAGTTTATGAAAATAGAATGATATATGACATAAATGTTGAACAAAGTGATGTATTCCTACCAGTTTTAGATGAAACTTTAGGTTTAGCATTTATACAACATAACGCATGTTTAAGTTGGTGTATTGGCTTTGGTGGCGGATGTGGTTGGTGGTCATGTAATAATTGTTCTTATTGTGGCGGACGAAGAGAAAAAATATAAAAAGATAAAAAGATAAAAAGATAAAAAGATAAAAATATGAAACCAAAAATAATATTTCCAGAAGTTGTACTGACAAGTACAACAACTAACACGAATGTCGCAACTATAATGCAAGAGGTTGCCGCCCTTATTTATACTGACGTTACAAATCAGTAAATTGTAAAATTAATTTATGAAACACATAGAGTTGAACGATACCTATGGTTATGAGGAATTTATAACAAATGAAGAACAAGAAATTCTTTTACTTTGGGCAAATAATAATTCACATCTATTTGAAATAAACAGAACAAATAGTCATACCATAAATGCTCCATACGGGTCTAGACAAATCGGTGTACTAACAAGGATACCAAATTCCCCATTAGACTTAGTAAAAAAAATAAAAGATAGGGTAGTTGAGATAGAAAAAATTAACGACTGGATATCAGACCCAATTTTTGAAGACGCTATTGGTATCAATAAAGAAGGTGGATCAATCCATACACATACTGACATGAATTTAGATGGGTATACACATGTTAGATATAACATTATACTATCTTATCCAGAAGAAGGTGGACATTCTATATATAACGGTAAAATAAACGAATTAAAGGAAAGAATGGCTTGGAGATGTGTTGCTGGTAAAGTTAAACACGGTAGCATCCCCGTAATAGGTGAAAAACCTAGGATAACTCTAACATTAGGTTTCCAAATAAAAGAAGTTGTTAAAAATATAAAAAGTTTTATATAAATAAATGGTTATAAATAATAAAATTGCGTTCATCCCAATACCAAAAAACGCATCATGGTCGGTAGAATTCACCTGTAAGGAATATGATTTCGATTTAAAATATTCCAATACTTTATGGGAAAATACAATGAAGGAAGAGGGCCAAAAAAATAAACACATTCACACAAAAGTACAATCTTTAATTAGGACATTTGACACTAATTTAGATTACGTTTGCATACTAAGAAATTCAACAGATAGATTTATTTCAGCGTGGAAATTTTTTATAGCACAATGTTCCGAGTTATTAGATTCTTCCACATTAATTAAAATTAAAAATAAAAACAATGAATTTTTAATTAGTTTTATAAAAAATAACTATAACGATTTTATTAATGCATACGGGGATGATGATATAGTAAAAAAAATTTTTCTTAAACTACTTGATGAGTTAGAGTTTCCCGAAGAATTGAAAAAAGATAAAAAGTTTGTTAATCGTTTTTCACTTCATATATTGACATTTATATCACAATATAATTGGATACTAAACGATACAGTAAAAGTTAAGGAATTTCATTTTGACAGAATAGAGGAATTTGAAGATTATATGTCTGAAAAACTTAATGTTGATTTCAAATTATCACACGTTAATCAAACAAAAATAGATTACTGTGCGATAACAAAAACTCCCGAATTGATAGAATTTGTGGACAAATACATAGACGGAGCAATTAAAAGAACAAAATCTATTTTATAATATGTCGGCACCGAAACAAGAAATACTTTTTTCAAAAAAAGAATGTGATTTAATTTTAAAAAAGTATGCGACTAAACCTATTGATGGAAATCAAGTACACAAGTCAAGTATAAGTTACACATATAAAAATATGAACGATGTTGAGGATAGGTGGATATTAGATAGATTTATATTGTGGGTAAGTAAAGAATTAGACGTTTCCATTGATTGGGAAAATGCGGACAGTAATGAGTTCTATTTACAAACATATGTTAAAGGGGATAAATTTAATAGACATACTGATAGTATTCACAATAGATTATATGGATTAGGTTTATTATTAAATGATGATTTTGAGGGAGGTGAATTTGTTATTAATAATACTGAAACATTTAATTTCGAAAAAATCATTGGCAATTGTTATTTTTTTGAATCAATACATGAACATGAACTTTATGAAATAAAAGAAGGAATTAGAAACGTTGTTTTGATTTTTTTTAAAAAATCACAAATAAAATACAATAAGTTAAAAATCATATAGTAATAAACAAAAAATTAATGGTTATAAATGTTAATTCAATCTATTTTATTTACCGAAGATGAATGCGAATCTATTATAAATTTAAAAAATAAATACCCACTATTAGGTAATAATGGTAGATGGGACGAATTTGACAATTTTAGGTACAAATTTTATGCATTAAATTGTACCCCAGATATAGATTGGGTTATTAATAGAATGTGTAACTATTTTGAAAAAGAAATGAATTTACACATTTTTTTCAGACCAACAAATTTAAATCTGCATCATTATATACCAGGAGATGAATTCGGTAAACACATTGATACAGGAACCCCGATAAAAGAATGGAATGTTGGTATTGTTTTAAATGATGATTTTAAGGGAGGGGATTATTTAGTATTTGATGAAAATGATAAACCTATAACAATTGACAAAAAGATAGGTAATGTATGTATATACCAATCCCAAACACCACATCAAGTCACACCAATTTTAAGTGGAGAAAGATGGGCAATTGCAATGTTTATACATAAATTTAGAATGCAACCTGGGAGTCTTTTATGAAAATTTTAATATTAGCTACCCCAAGAAGCGGGTCAACGTCCTTGGTTAAATTTATTGATTCTCATATAAAATTATCAAATTATAAAATGTTCATTGAACCATATAACGATTCTAACTATAAGGATTATTTCGATGAATTTGATTGTCAAACAACGGAACCATTATTAAGTCATGATAATATATTAGTAAAAAACCTATTAATAGTGGGATATGACGAATACCCTACAAAAACCTTTAACAGTGTACACGAGTATTTTGAATGGTGTGACACATTTTTTGATAAAATAGTAATATTAGATAGGAAAAATAAAACTTATCAGGCAGAAAGTTTTACCATAAATGAAAGGTGGAGTAAAGAAAGAGGGATTAGCTGGCATACCCCGAAAATATATGATGTTAGAAAAATAGAACAATCATATATTCAAACAATGATTAAAAGATATAATGAATCTAGTGAAATACTACATAACCTTTCACAAAATAAAAAATACCCGTTATTTTACTATGAAGACATATTTGAAAAGCATGATAGGGGTGTTATAAACGACTTATTTGAATACTTGAGGTTAGAATTAATCGAAACCCATTACGAAGAATATATACTATCCCCAAATAGAAGAGTTAGAATAGATGTGACCAATAAAAAAATCATCTAAGTTATAAATCCAATTCATAACTAATTCAGAAAGAATAACCCACAACCAAAGTATTTATCTAAGTAAATAATACCATATTTAGATGAATATATTTGATCCACACATATCGGGCTCCCTATCAGTATCTGGTTCGGGAGAAATTTCGGGTGATTTAACAGTACTTGGAACCATTCGTGGGACTGTATCTGGAACAACCGATAATGCGATAAGCGCATCCGAGGCCCCAAAATACACATTAACCTCTAGTTTCCAGACATTTACGGGGTCTTATACTACCGGAGCGTTTACTGGATCGTTTAAGGGTGATGGCGGTGGTTTATACAATATTCCGGCCAGTGGAGTTACCGGGCTCAATTTAACACGGATTGCTGATGGGGTTGCCACAGCATCCATTTCTTCAGCAAACGGCTTAAGAATTAACTCAAATACCGAAATTACGGGGACATTAAAACTTAATAAAGTAAACTTAGGTAGTAACAACATTGTTGATATTACTCTTACAGATGGGGGAGGGAAATATTTCATCAACGGAGTTAGAGCTCCAAGGTTATCCTTCATTAAGGGATTCAAATATAGATTTTATTTTAATAACAATAACGTACACCCATTACTTTTTTCTTTAACTAGCGAAGGGGAACACAATGGAGGTACAATATATACCACTGGAATAACAACCAACTCCGACCCTTTTTATGTTGAAGTTGATGTTACCGATGCCACAGCCACAACATTCTATTATTGGTGTGACCATCACGTTGGGATGGGTAATGCTATAACAGTATATTCGGATTTTATACATGGTCAATCTAGTATTGGTCTCATTAACGTAGATACAACTGCACTTGCCACAACCGGGTCAAATAACTTTACAAATATTCAAAGAACAAGTGGGTCCTTAGTGGTGACCGGTTCCGTTGATATCACAGGTTCAATTACATTGAATGGTCAAGCAATTGGAACAGGAAAATTGGATGAAACAACATTTCAATCATATACAAGTTCAAACGATTCAACCAACTCAACACAAAATAGTCGGTTAACATCAATCGAGTCTGCAACGAGTAGTTTGAATTCATTTACTAGTTCCATCGATAATACAATTAAAAATAAACTTAATACGGAAGCAGTTATAACTGGAAGCGTTCAAGTTTTAATAACAGGAACAACAGGATATTCCACGTTTAGCTCAAGTGTGTCTACAAGTATAGGTTCATTATCTAGTTCAGTTGCCACCACAACAAGTGGATTATCATCTAGCATTGGTTCTTTGAGTTCTAGTGTTGATTCTTTATCCTCATCAATTGCAACAACAACTAGTGGGTTAAGTTCTAGTGTTGCAACAACAACAAGTGGATTAAGCTCAAGTATTGGAAGTTTATCTTCGTCTTTTAGTTCCACTAATGATACTCAGAATGGTAAATTAACAAGTATTGAAACATCAACAAGTAGTTTAAATACATTTACTAGTTCTATTGACACAACAATTAAAAATAAACTTAACACAGAAACGGTTATATCGGGAAGTGTTCAAGTTATAATAACAGGAACAACTGGTTATTCAACATTCAGCTCAAGTATATCAACAAGTGTAGGATTATTAAGTTCGTCAGTTGCTACAACAACAAGTGGATTAAGCTCAAGTATTGGAAGTTTATCTTCATCTTTTAGTTCTACCAGTGATGCACAGAATAATAAAATTACAAGTATTGAAACATCAACAAGTAGTTTAAATTCATATACAAGTAGTAATATTACTAACATAAATGCAATTCATACATCAACAGGTAGTTTAAATACATTTAGTTCATCAATATTAGGTAGTATTGAACTTACTGGTTCTAATTTAACAGTTAAAGGAGATTTACTTGTTAAAGGAACAACAACACAAATCGATTCAACAACCGTAAACATTGGCGATAATATCATTCAATTAAATGGTACTGGTGCAACCAATGCGGGTATTGTTGTTAGAGATGCAACAGCACCAAATACCATTTCAGGATCATTGTTATGGGACACAACAAATGATTATTGGAAGGCTGGAATTGTAGGAAGTGAAGAAAAAATAATTCTTAATACTGAATACTCAACGTTCTCTACATCAATAGATTCTAGAGCAACTAGTTTACAAACATCAACAAGTTCTTTAAACACATATACCAGTTCTAATAATACTAACATAAGTGCTATTCACACATCAACCGGTAGTTTAAATACATTTACATCTAGTGCTAATACTAAATTTGGTGTTATCGAAACCTCCACATCAAGTTTAAATACATTTACTTCTTCGTTATTAACGGCAATAGAGTTAACAGGTTCTAACCTTACAGTTAGAGGTAACTTCTTGGTTAAAGGTACAACAACAAACGTTAATACAACAACGTTAGATGTTGATAATAATCTAATTAACTTAAATGGTAATGGTGCGTCATTTGCTGGTATACGAGTTAAAGATACAACAGGTCCAAATTTAATATCAGGGTCATTATTATGGGATGCAACAAATGATTATTGGATTGCGGGTCAATTAGGTTCAGAACAAAGATTAGTAAGAGAAACAGAATTTAACAATGCCGTTACAAGAGTAGGTAATGTTGAAACTTCAACAGGTTCATTAAACTCTTTTACGAGTTCTATTAATACAACCATTAAAACAAAATTAAATACTGAAGGTGTTTTAAGTGGATCCATTCAAGTTAATCACAATACAACAACAAATTATGTTGCAAATGAACATATAAACCATACGGCGGTTTCAATTACTGCAGGAAGTGGTTTAACTGGTGGCGGAGATATATCAACAACACGGACAATTAATGTGGGTGCGGGTAACGGTATAACAGTAAATGCTGATGATATTGCAATTGATACATCGTCAGCAACATTTACCACGGGTGTTAAAACTAAATTAAATACTGAAGGTGTAATATCAGGTTCTGCACAAGTTACTGGATTAAGTAACGCACAATTAACAAACTCATCGTTTCATGTTGGAACAACATCAATATCATTAGGTAGAACAAGTGCGTCTCAAACATTAACGGGAATATCAATTGATGGCACCTCAGCTTATGCCACTCAATGGGGTACTAGTGCTGGATATGCTAATTTTAGTTCAACTGCTATATCAAGTGGTGTAGGATGGGTTTTGGGTACTACAGGCAATGGTTATTATGCTCCTGTTTCACTTGCTAGTGTGTCTTCTTTACTAAACTTAAGTGGTACAAACACGGGTGATGAAACATTAGCGAGAGTAAATGCATTAGCAATAACCACAGTGGGCACAATTACTTCAGGTACTTGGAACGGTACTGCAATTGGAAATGCATATTTGGCAAACTCATCTTTTCATGTTGGAACAACATCAATATCATTAGGTAGGGCATCCGCATCACAAACATTAACGGGAGTATCGATTGATGGTAATGCCGCAACAGTAACAAACGCAACCTTCTATCGTCAGTTCACGGTAAGAGATGATAGAAGCGATGGAGGTAATTATAATTTATCAGGAAGAGCAACTGGTTTATATGCGATTGAAAGTTCAGGATCTAATGGTCCGGGTTCTGGGTATTTAAGTTTGATACACGTTGCTAATGGTACAGATGTTGCTTTCCAAATTGCGGGTGGATATACCTCTGATAATATGTATTTTAGAGGAACATCAGCATTACAAAGCGGAACTGGATATAGTGCTTGGAGAACGGTTATTCATAGTGGTAACATTGGTTCACAAACAGTATCAAACGTATCTGGAACGGTTGCAATTGCTAATGGTGGAACAGCAGCAACAGACGCAACAACAGCAAGAACAAATTTAGGTTTAGCAATTGGTACAAACGTTTTAGCATATAGAACATTTGGAACTGCGGCAAATAGTGCAACAGGAGATTTTGCAACAGCAGCACAAGGAACAACCGCAGATGCCGCATTAGCTAGATCGGGTGGAACCATGACGGGTAATTTACTATTCTCTAACAAGGGTATTAACATGAAGAGAGATAGTGGTGCGAATACAGGTATATCTTGGTATTCTACATCATATTCAGCGTGGTGTGATTATATGTCACCAGCAGCGACGACAGGTTGTGGCCCGAATGGTAATATTACCGCACCAGCAGGAACATATGTAACTTCGTGGGGATTAAGACGGTTTATTGAGGATAACGCGGGATTTGGTTGGACTTGGGAATCAGGAACATCAACTCAAGTAACACCAACTATTAAAGCAGAATTAAGAGCATCTGATGGTTTATTTAGTGTTGCTGGTGCAATGTATTCTGCGGGTAGTGTTGTGAAAACTGTTGCTAACTCATCATATTCAACATCATTTAGTAGTGTATCATCAGTAACAGTTACACATAGTTTAGGAACAAAAGACGTGGCAGTATTTGTTTATGACAGTTCAGATAATATGTTCTGGCCATCATCAATCGTTACAACAAGCACATCGGTGGTTACAATAACTTTTTCATCTTCTAGATCAGGTAGGGTTGTAGTTGTAAGATAAAATCCGTATATTATATAATATGTTAAGAGAAAATGTAGAAGTTAGTGGGTCCTTAAATGTTAGTGGACAATATATTATACCAAGAGGGCCACGAGCAAATAGGCCATCTAGTCCTGATATTGGATCATTATATTTGGAAGAATCTACTAGTGGTAGTTTTGTTGTAACATACACAGCCTCATCAAATTATGACGATGGGTGGGAACCTGTCGGTTCGCAAAACACAGATAGAACTGGGTTCAAATATAGACAGGTTATTAATTACTCATACTTAGCTGGTGGTTATAAATCCGCATCACCATGGAAGAACGTTCATAGAACAACCAATTCAACAGATCAAACGGTTCACTTAGGGGAATTATTGGATTACCCCGCATCATATACCTCCGGAGCGTGTAGTAAAAGTATTTTATTTCTTTGGTCAACAAATACCGATGGAGCATTTAAAGGAGATAATACTATTCATTCAACTTGGACCAGTGGTGTTAATATGGTAAATGAAACATCATATGCACACCAATCAAAATGGGATTTGGCAAATGCGAGAGATGACTGTGGTACTTTACATCAAGAAACAGAATTTGCTTGGATATTTGGTGCTGGGGTTGCTGCAGTTGAGAAGTTCAATTTAACAAACGAAACAATGTATAGTGTTTATTACCAAGCGGGTGTCCCATACATTACAACAACATCATCAATCACGGGTAGTGGCCCTTCTGGTGCATCAGGATTTTCAGATGAGAATTATGGTTATGGATGGACACAACAAAGTGGTACAAAACTATTCTTCGCAAATGATACATTCACAAATAATCAGCAGTGGGGTGCGAGTGGTCAACAAAAAGGTATTAGTTCAAAGGTGGGTAAAGGTTATGCGGGAAATGAAGGAACATATAATGGGGGTTATAATTTAAGAAGATGGAATGTTTTTACTGAAACTAATTTAGGTAATGTTTCAAAACCTCACGGTAACTGTGGTGAAGAAAACTTTACAATGGGACAAGATCATCAATATATGTTAGGTTGTTATGACGGTGCACAGGTAAATACTAGTTGGAAATTTGGTTACACTACGGATACTGGTACAGTAAACCCTAGTGGTTTGGCGCCAGGAGTAAATGGTGGAACATCATCAGGTCATTGCGGTTGGAGAACATAAAATTTATATTTATAAGATATGCTACACGAAAATATTGAAATTAGTGGGTCCCTAAAAGCACAAGGCGTGATAAAATCACCAATTGGAACACGGGCAAATAGACCGAGCAGTCCACAAACTGGTTCACTTTATCTAGAACAGGCAACTAGTGGTAGTTTTTTAATGGTTTATATTGGTGTAAGTAACAACGATAGTGGTTGGGTTAGAGTATCGTCTCAGGTAAATGCTAATGTTGGGTTTAAATTCAGACAAATTATTAACTATTCATACCTAGCCGGTGGATATAAAGATTCATCACCATGGAAGAATGTTCATAGAACAATAAATGCAACGGATCAAACAACACATTTAGGTGAGTTGTTGGACTATCCAGCATCATACACATCTGGAGCTTGTAGTAGGTATATCTTATTTATATGGTCAGTCAATACGGATAATGTGTGGAAATCTGCATCAGATATACACGGAACAACAACCGCGGCGGTTAATATGACCAATGAAACAAAGTACGCACATAATGTAAAGTTTAATATAACAAACATAAGGTCAGATTGTGGTACCATGCATAAAGAAACCGCCACCGCCTACATTTTTAGTGGAGGTAATGCAACCGTTGAAAAATTCGATTTGAATACAGAAACAATTGCCACCGGTTTTAATTTAACAACAATAACCGGTAACGATGGTGGTAGTGCATTCTCCGATGAAAATTTTGGATATGGATGGACAAGTAGTGAAGGTGTTAAAATGAGTTTTGCAACAGAAACATTCAGCTCAAGTGGAATGTGGGGAAACCACTCACAACAAAAAGGAATTAGTTCAAAAGTTGGTAAGGGTTACGCGGGTGCCGATGGTTCTTATAATGGTGGATATGCTTTAAGAAGATGGAGCAACGCTAACGATACTAATATTGGTAACGTTGCTAAACCACATGGCAACTGTGGAGAAGAAAATTTTACAATGGGGCAAGATCATCAATACATGTTAGGTAATTATGATGGTGCACAAAATAATACAAGTTGGAAATTTAGTTACACAACAGACACAGGAACAGTAAACCCTAGTGGTTTAGCTCCTGGTGTTAATGGTGGAACGTCATCCGGACATTGTGGATGGAGAGGATAAAACTAATTAAAATATGATATACGAGAATTTAGAAATTAGTGGAAGTTTAACATCAGATCGTGTAGTTAATAGACCACCTAAAGGCGTTAGAGCAAGTAGACCTGGTTCACCATTATCTGGTTCTTTATATTTGGAAGAATCTACTAGTGGTAGCTTTTTAATGTTATATACCGGAGTATCAAATATTGATAACGGATGGGAAAGAATTGCAGCACAAGAAACCATCCCAATAGCATTTAAATATAGACAAGTTTTATCATATTCGTACTTAGCCGGTGGTTATAAAGATTCATCACCGTGGAGAAACGTACATAAAACAACAAACTCAACGAATCAAACAACACACGTTGGTGAATTATTAGATTATCCAGCGTCTTATACATCCGGTGCTTGTAATAAAACAATATTGTTTATTTGGTCAGTAAATGATGATGGGGCATGGAAAGGTCCAGATAGTATTCATGGGACTCGGACATCAGCAATTAATTTGTTTAACGATACAAACTATGCTCATCAAGCTAAATTTAACACAGGTATTGCTAGAAGTGACGTTGCCACTATGCAAAAAGAAACGGAGTTCGCCTATCTAATTTCAGGTGGATCGACAACCATTGAAAAATTTAATCTATCTAACGAAAGTTATGTAAGTGGATTTGGTGTAACGTCAATAAATGGTAATGATGGTGGAGCCGCATTCTTTGACGAAAGTTTTGGATATGCTTGGACAAATAGTGGAGGTATCAAGTTTAATTTTTCAAATGAAACTCCCTCATCGTCAACACAATGGGGAGCACACGCTCAACAAAAAGGAATTAGTTCTAAGGTTGGAAAAGGATATGCGGGGAATGAAGGTTCATATAATGGGGGTTACAACTTAAGAAGATGGAGTAACTCTACCGATACAAATATTGGTAATGTTGCAAAGCCACATGCCAACTGTGGTGAAGAAAACTTCGCATTAGGACAAGACTGGCAATATATGTTAGGAAATTATGATGGAACAGGACAAAACAATACGTCTTGGATAATGGTTTATGCAACCGACACAGGTTCAAATGCCATTACGGGATTAGCACCACGGGTTAACGCTGGGACATCATCTGGACATTGTGGTTGGAGATAACATTTGACTTTATGAATATTTTTAAGTATATTAGATGAAAACAAATTAATTATGGAACAAGGTTACAAATATGATAGATCAAATTTTATCAATAACCCATTTGATGAAAAACTAATGCAAATTTCTGAAAGCATGTCTTTTGCATTACCAAAATATAAAGCATATAACTTTGTGGGTGGAGCGCAAATCACACCTTACGCGAGGTTAAAACAGTGGTTATTAGAGCTAAGAGGTAGAGAAGATGCAGTAGAACATTTGGAATATACTGTTAGAAAGATGGAACTTGAAATCCAAATGGATGAAGAAAGTAAAGAATTTATAACCGACCCCAAAAGAAAAGAAATGGTTAATATAACCATTGCTGATAAAATGATTGATTTAAGAAAGTTTAATAGAAATCTTAAAGACGCATATAGAGAAAGACAAGGGTTTATTGATTTGATAAAAGAATTCTTGGAATCTGATCAGGCGATTTTACCTAACGGAACGAAATTAATCGATGTATTTGGAAATCCCGAATTAGAAGAAAAATATGAACACGAATACTGGACCGTTCGTATGGCAAAGCAAGCTATGTTAGATATGATTTCATATGGTAGAATTGGTACCGGTAACTTAGATTCAATTCTTATGATGGACCCAGAACAACAAAAACAAGTGTTAGCATTAGCGTCAGCATACACTATCTCAACCGATAAAAATATAAACCAATTAATGACAGAAGCAACAACAAACAATTTTACAATTGAAGAGTCATTAAAAAATCAGTTAAGATTAAGTGAACCAAATAAACAGAAACAGAAAAATTATTATAATGACACATATTCTTTTTAAAGTACAGGGAGACGTTCCAGGTTACATACAAGTAGTTGGGATGTATTTAAATTACAATTATGGTAGAATTGCTGACGAGTACAACGATATGAGAGTTGAGTTGAATAAACTTGGGGCAATAGTTATACCAGAAATTGTGGCTAAAGGCTTTGTTTTTGCTGACATATATAAAGATTATATTAGCGTTAGAACAAACTCGCATATTATGGACGAAATTCCTCAGTTAGCCGAATCTAGTGAGTCTGAAGAAGAAAAAGTAAAATATTTTCTTAATGAGGATGACAAACTATCAGCTGTACTTTTTAATAAAGCTGCAATGAGAAAAGTTGTTGCTGATAGATTTTCAGAAAGATATAAAGAGTTAATGGTTGATGCTTCTATACTAGAAAAAGATACTTGGGAAGAACAGAAAAGAGAAGCGTTTGGTTGGACAGCTGACGAAGATTATCAAACTCCGATCATAGATATTTTATGTGCGGGTAGAAATATAGATAAAACATTATTTGTACAAAAGATAATTAACAATGTTACAGCATATAATGTTAAATTAGCAAATCTATTATTAGAACAACAACTATTAGAAGAAAGAATTAAGGCGTGTGTAAACATCGCAGATTGCCACAGACTTAAGCACGAAAAATTTGGTGTTGCATTGAGCAAACAACAAAGGGAAGATGAAAATATTCCAACAACACCTCTCACATTGAAAATGGATTTTTAATGAATTTAGCTATTAACGGGACGTGTGCCAAAGGATGCTCATTTTGTTTCACAAAAGAAGACGCAAGACTAAAACACACACTCGGAGAAATGGATATAAACATGGTCGATAAAGTTATCGACCATTTTCATCTAAACAACTCCAACGAAGAAATCACAATACTCGGAGGTGAACCAACACAACATTCTAATTTTATTGGGATAATGGATCACATTTTCTCTAGAGGTTATAAGGTAAATCTAGTTAGTAATTTTCTTTTTGGAAAAACAACTAGAGATTATATTATAGATAATATTAAAAACATTAGATGGGCCTTTCCTAATGCCGCGGAACTCAATGAGAAAAACCGAATGGTTGTTTTTAAAAAGAACTATTTAGAAATCTATAAGGCTTACGCTAACACATGGGGATTCGATAACCACCCAAGATTATATTTGGCACTAACAATGTCAAGTGATTGGAAAGATAGAAATTTTTATGAATATATCAAATGGTTATACCACGAGTTAGATGGTAATATAAACGCCATAAGACTAGGTTTAGACCTTACTGGAACATATCTCATCAACAATAAAGAGATGGGCGTTGAGATGACCAAAATACTTAAATTTGGACGTTATAATGAGATTAAAATAACATCAGATTGTCAAGTTCCGCCATGTCTTTGGGAGGGTAAAACAAAAGGGGCTGTGATGGAAAACTCATTAAACTTTGCCACATTTAAAATTCCAGAGTATGAAACAATATGTGGGTTTATGCCATTGGATATATTCCCAGATGGTAGTTCTATTCATTGTTATCCATTAGAAGATAAAGTAAAGATCAGTAATGTTTTGGAAATATCGGGAGAAAATGGTATATTAGGTCTTAGAGAAGAGTTCGATAAACTTTATATAGAAAACCATAAAAATTATTCAATACCACAAGGATGTTTAGATTGTGTTTTTTACAAGACAGAATGTAATGGAATTTGTGGTGGTTGTTTAGAAGGAACCAAATGACAAATAAAATATTTTCAATACCGTTTAATCCGATGCTATCGGAAGAAGTATTCTTGAAAGAGTTCTACCCATTCCTGGAAAGGAACAAGGAATCAATCTATGACATTTATTTTACCTGTAGAATACCACCGTTCACACAAGATGCAATGGGTGCTATCTTTAGAGAAGAGGATAGAGACATTGTGTTTGAAAACGCAATGATTATACAAAAGGCTCTAGGTATTAGAATTAGTGCAACATTCAATAATATTAATGTTTCTCCAAAATATGAGAATTATAAATTGTTTGTTGATAATTTAAAACCTTTATATGAAAAGGGATTAAGGTGTATAACCATTCCTCATGGTCATTGGGTTGCAATGGGATTGAAGAAACATTTTCCAGAGATGGAAATTAAAAACACCATATTAAGAAAAGTTGCAACCGGTCAGGACTTTTGGTACAATGCTGATCAAGGATTTGATTATATTAATCTTGATAGAATTTTAATGAGAGATATTGAGGAGCTTAAAAACATTAAGCGAGCTCAATTAAAATATTACGAAGAGAAGGGTAGATATGTTAAACTATCACTCTTGGTTAACGAGGGTTGTTTAGGTAGATGCCCAGTAATGGATGAACACTATTCATATAATAACCTTAGGCAACCTAATGAGCTACCATATTTTCATCATGAGATATCTAAAGTAACATGTGAATACAAATGGGAAAAAGAGATCAATGCATTCTTTTTTAAAGCCGCAACAATACCACCATTTAAAGAAGAGTTTGACGAATTGCTAGAATATATCGATGTCTTTAAAATGCATGGTAGAGATAGCTTTAATCGTTTAAATGAAACAATAGAGATTGTGGATTCATATGTTGCAGGTAATGAAATTTTATCTGAAACATCAAATCTTTATCTTGATGGTATACCACACGAAGAATTAAAAGGTTGGAGAAATAAAATAAAGAAATGTAAATTTCAATGTTGGGATTGTAACTATTGTGATGTAGTTGCTGACCACAAAAAGAAATCATATGGACTTAGTTAAACATATTGACGATTCAATTGAATGGGGTAAACTAGAGGTATCTAAATTAACACAAGACATTTTAGATATTCATGGGATTACAAGTAATAAAGTGAGATCATTTCTTAATAACATATGTAGTCTGGATAACGCAACTTATCTTGAGGTTGGTGTGTTCAGGGGTGCCACATTTTGTTCTGCGATATATGGTAATGATATTAAATCAATTGCAATTGATAATTTTATGTCACCTAATTTAACACCAAAAGGTGTTAGTCAGAAGTTAGGTAACTACTACAAACACAATATAGATATTTTACCACAAGAAGAATTTTTACATAATGTAAAACGATTTGGTAATGTGAATAACATATCGGTATACAAAACTGATTACCAAACATTTGATTTTAAAACGCTACCATATGTTGATATTATCTTTTATGATGGTGAAACAAAGTATCATGATCAATATGTTGCATTAACAAACATGCTACCAATTTTCTCCAAAGAAACCATAGTAATTATGGATGATTGGAATTGGAACAGCGGGGCCTTCGATAAATTTATTGAAGATAACAACTTAATGATAACCCATCATAGGGAGTTATATACATCTGGTGAAGACTCAAAAGATTTTTGGAATGGATTAGGAGTATTTCTAATTGAAAGATAGTTGATTATCAGATATTTTTTGTTTATATTAATAATAAATTAAGGGGAGGTGGGTGAGTGGTTTAAACCGACAGCCTCCGAAGCTGCTATTGGACTTAACATTCAATCGAGAGTCCGAATCTCTTCCTCCCCGCAATTTTATAAACTTTTCTTAAACAAAAACAAAATGAGAAAAACAATCACAATGCTATCGCTAATGTTAGCACTATTGTTTACTACCACTATGTCATTTGGACAATACAGTAGTAGTGCGATTCAGAAAGGTTCAGAACAATCCTTAAAAGTTCAAACGGACACAGTCCCTAATCAATTACAAGAAATTGTTGTTACAGCAAAGAAGGTACCTTTAATGACCAAGGTAGGTCCTTATGGTCAACCACTTTGGACAACAATGAGAATGTTTGCATCCACTAGAGTTTATGTGATGAACCCACCAGGTACCGCAATGTACGAGAAGTGGTTTGACATCAGACAAAGAAGAAACGGACCGGCACAAATTAGAATGAGAGATGAATTCACATTCGGTTTAGGTAACAGACTTCAATTAGATCTTTATTCTCACACAGTTTATGACGGTGAAGATGGTGACAAGGAATTCAAATGGAGAGGATTCTCTTGGGAGTTTCGTTATGCTCTTGCTGATTGGGGTAAATTATGGGGTAACCCAACACTATACTTCGAAACCAAAATGTTAGATGGTCGTTGGGGTATTGAACCAAAATTATTATTAGGTGATAGAATTGGTAAGAATGGTATTTGGGGGTTTAATGCAATTTACGAGGGTAACTTAGCTGGAACCAAAGAAGAACAAGAAAGAGAATACGCATATACCGCATCATATGGAAACATAATCAATAATGATTTAACATTAGGTGTGTCACATATGTTTAGATATAATGACTTCGAAGGTGGATCTAAAGAATGGTATATTGGACCACTTGTACAATATCGTTTCAACAATAAGGGTTATTTAAACATTGAGCATATGCCAGGTTTAAATCAAGACGCAAAACAATCAAGAACCACAATTATATTCGCATGGAGATTCTAATCAACGGTCAAGTATTCCTTGTCTATTTAATATTCATTATGTTCGTAACAGGTATCCTCAAAGAAAGAGGATACCTTATGGACATCTTCAGACTACTTGAACAAAAAGTTAAGTCAAAGAGAATGGTGGTATTCTTAGTATCACTATTTGGTGGGATCTTACCGATCCCTGGTCGCGTTGCGTTATCGGCGTCTATGTTGAATAGCATTGCGCCGGTTGATAATAAGAAACGTAAGAAGTTTGGCATCATCGACTATCTAGCAACACATCATTATTATCTATGGTCACCTTTAGAGAAAACTGTTATTATTCCAATGGCTGTATTGAGTTTAACCTATATGCAATTCATGTCATATATCTGGCCATTGCTTTTAATCTCAGCGTTATATATTACTTATTATATCTTATCATTAAAAGATGATGAAATAGATATTGAAGTTAAAGATGAACCAATTAATATGCAAAACATAACGATGGTGGTTATACCATTTTTAGTAACCATATTAATGTGTGTGTTTTTTACTGAATACTATTTTGGTTTCTTCACAGGATTCACAATATGGTTAGTATATTACTCTAAAAGTTGGAGTAAAATAATAGGTTATATCGACTGGGAACTAATATGGATTGTTGCTTTAGTTATTATTTTAGGTAACCTTGTTGGATCTTATTATACACAGATAGAAGCAATAATAAAACAATACAACGCGCCATCTAACATAT